CGTCCCGCCGGGAACCGCGTTCGTCCGCTATGCGCTCGCGCTGCTCAACGCGAAGGGCGACAGTTACCGCGCGCTCGAGTATGCGAAGCAATGGAAGGATTCGACGCCGGAAGTCGAGCTGATGATTAAGGCGGCCGTCGCACCTGGCACAACGACGGATCCGGCCTGGGCGGCGCCGCTCGTCGTCGTCTCGAATCTGACGAACGAATTCATCGAGCTCTCGCGGCCGGCGACGATTCTCGGGAAAATTCCCGGCCTGACGAACGTCCCGTTCAATACGTCGGTCCCGATTCAGACCGGCGGCGGTACCTACAAGTGGGTCGGCCAGGCGAAGGCGAAACCGGTCGGTAAGCTGCAATTCGGATCGACGTCGCTCGGGATGGCGAAGGCCGCCGGGATCATCGTCCTCACGGAGGAACTCGTCCGGAGCTCGTCGCCGAGCGCGGAGGCGATCGTCCGGAACGACATGATCAAGGGGATCGCGCAATTCCTCGACACGCAATTCACCGATCCGGCCGTCGTCGCCGTCGCGGACGTCTCTCCGGCCTCGATTACGAACGGCGCCGGCACGGCCGCGTCGCTTGATGATCCGGCGAAGGACCTCGGGACGATCGTCACCTGGTTCTCGGGGAATAACGTGCCGCTCGCCGGCCTGACCGTCATCATGAATCAGGTCAACGCGTACGCCATGGGCGCGAAAAAGGATCCGCTCGGCGCGACGATGTTCCCGGGCGTCGGCGCGGAGGGCGGCAAAGCGAACGGCATCACGATCATTGGGTCGAATGTCGTCGGCGACAAGGTCATCGGCCTGGCGCCGGAGTACATCCTCCTGGCCGACGATGGCGGCGTGTCGATCGACGTCTCGCGCGAGGCCTCGATCCAGATGAACGACGCGCCGGTCAACCCGGCGGATCCGGCGACAACCGTGTGGTCCTCGCTCTGGCAGGACAACCTCGTCGGCCTCCGCGCGGAGCGCTTCATCAACTGGAAGCGGGCGACGACGAGCTCGGTGTACTACCTGACCGGCGCCGTCTATACGTTCTAGGTTCTGGTTTAGGAGCCCATGCGGGTTTTTGGACTGGAGATTACTCGGGCGCGGCGCGCGCCGGCGAACATGTCGCCGGCCGCGTCGCGTGGCGGCTGGTTCCCGCTCATCCGGGAACCGTATCAAGGCGCCTGGCAGAATAACGACGAGATCACGACGCCGACGGCGCTCGCGAATTCGACGGTCTTTGGCTGCGTCACGCTCATCGCGACGGATATCGGGAAACTTCATCTCCGGCTCGTCACGCAAGATGCCGACGGCATTTGGAGCGAGACGACGAACCCGGCGTACTCGCCGGTCCTCCGCAAACCGAACCGCTATCAGACGATCGTCAAATTCGTCGAGCAGTGGATGACGTCGAAACTGACGAGTGGGAATACCTACGTCCTCAAGCAACGCGACGATCGCAACGTCGTCGTGCATCTCTACGTGCTCGATCCGTCGCGCGTGACGCCGCTCATCGCGCCGGACGGCGCCGTCTATTACGGGCTCAAACGGGATGACCTCGCCGGGATTCCGGCCGGGCTCGAGCGCGGCGAGGACGTCATCGTCCCGGCGCGCGAAATGATTCACGATCCGATGGTGACGCTCTTTCACCCGCTCATCGGCGTCACGCCGCTCTTCGCGTGCGGCCTCGCCGCGCTGCAGGGGCTGACGATTCAACAGCAGAGCGAGCGGTTTTTCCGGACCGGGAGTAATCCTGGCGGCGTCCTGTCGGCGCCAGGCGCGATCGCGACGGACACCGCCAAGCGGCTGAAGGAATATTGGGATACCAATTTTTCCGGCGCGAACGTGGGGAAAGTCGCCGTCCTGGGCGATGGCCTGAAATATGAGGCGATGACCGTCAACGCGGCGGATGCACAGCTGATCGAGCAATTGAAGTGGAGCGCGCAAACGATTTGCTCCTGCTATCACGTCCCGCCGGCGCTGCTCGACCTGACCGACACGAACGTGACGGACCTCGAGGCGCTCCTACAGAAATACCATTCGCAATGCATACAAAGTTTGCTCGCGAATTTCGAGGCGTCGCTCGACGAAGGGCTCGAGCTCAACACGCCGTATGGGACTGAATTCGATATCGACGATTTGATTTGGATGGTGACGGCGACGAAAACGCGAGCGGCGGCCGAGTCGATCGGCGCCGGCGCGTTGTCGCCGGACGAGGCGCGTCGCAAATATTTCGGCCTCGGGAAAGTCGTCGGCGGCGATACGCCCTACATGCAACAGCAAAACTACAGCCTCCGCGCGCTCGCCGAGCGCGACGCGGATGCACCGTTCTCGAAACCCGCTCCGGCGGCGCCGGCCGTGCCCGGGCCGGGCAACAACACTCCGGATCCGGAGGCCGACGAAAAGGCATTTTGCGAGACGTTGACGAAAGCCCTCGAGGCGCTCACCCATGCGGCCTGACGTACTCGCCGAACATCTCGCGGCGACGATTCGCGGCCTCTTGGGGCCGTTCGGGCTCCGGCTCGCGGCGCTCGAGCAACGGGATCCACACGGTGAGCTGGAGGGCCTCGCGGTGCGGATTGCGGAGCTCGAGGCGCGGGCGCCGGTACCGGGTCCGGCCGGGCCGCCTGGGCCGGCCGGCCGGGACGGCGTCGACGGGAAAGACGGCGCGCCAGGCCTCCGCTACTGCGGCGTGCACGTCCACGGCAAGACGTATGACACCGGCGATCTCGTCACCGCCGGCGGCAGCGCGTTTCATTGTCAACGCACGACAACCGCGGCGCCGGGCGCCTCGCCGGATTGGATGCTGATGGTGAAACGCGGGCGCGACGGGAAAGACGGCGGAGGGCGCTCGTAATGGCGGCGAAGCTCGTGACGCTGCAGACGGCGAAGGATCACTTGCAGATTCCGACAATGGCGCCAGGCGATCCGGACGAGGCCGACGTCCAGCTCAAGCTCGATCAAGCAGAGGCGATCATTCTCGACTACTTGAAAGAGCGCGCGTCCGAGACCTGGGTGAGTCCCGAGACGGCACCGCCGCCGGTCGTGGCGGCGATTCTAAAAATGCTCACGGCGCTCTATGAGCACCGCGGCGATCTCGAGGAAACGGACGCGGATCTCTGGGACGCGATCGCGAACCTCTTGCGCCGCTTCCGGGATCCGGCGCTCGCATAGTTATGCAAGTCGGCGAATACCGTCATCGCGTCGTGTTTCAAAATCCAGTATCCGTCCCGGACGGGGTCGGCGGATTTCTGCAGAGCTGGACGGACCTCGCGCCGGCGTCGTGGATGGTCGCGATCGAGCCGGCGACGGCGGCCGACCTCGAGCGCATCGCGGCCGGGACGACGCTCTCGACGGCCTCGCATGTCGTGACGGGGCGCTTCCATCCGGGCGTGACGACGCAGACGCGGATGATTTTCAACGGGCAATTCTTTTCGATCACCGGCGTCGTGAATGTCGAGTTGCGGAGTATCACGATGATTTGCGGCGCGGTCCAGGTGGTGGCATGAGCGCGAGTCTCACGCTCTCGGGGATCGCCGAATTGCGCGCCGAATTGGCGCGGCTCCCGTCGGAGCTCAAGGGCGAGGCCTCGGCGATTGTCCTCGATACGGCGTACGCGGCGAAGGACGACATCGTCTCGCAGTACCCGATCGGCCCTGGCAAGAAGGGCCAGCCCGGCGGCAACTTACGCAAGGGCGTCAAGGTGACCGTCAAAGAGATCGGGCCGTTCAGCGTCGCGGCGCAAGTGAGAAGCACGGCGCCACACGCCTGGTGGCATGAACACGGTTCAGAAGTCCACCATCGGGTCACGAAAAAGGGCTGGAACCGCGGGACCATGTTTTCGAAAAAGGGGCCGCCGCGGCCGGTGTTTATTCCGACGATGATCCGGCACCGGCGCGCGATGTACGCCAAGTTAGCCGCGCTGCTGGAACGGCATGGGATCACGGTGACGAGGGCGGCCTAGCATGGCGGATACCTCCGATATTTGCGCGGCGCTCATCGCGAAGCTCGGCAGCGACACGGAGCTGCTCGGGCTCTGTCCGAACGGCGTGTATCGGGACGAGGGCTATCCGGGCATGACGCGGTTCGTCATCGTCTCGTTGATGGGCGGCGAGGATCTGGGAGTGTTCGGCAAACGGGCGATCGAAGCGGGCGTGTATCTCGTCGAAGCGCGCATGCTCTCGACGGTGCCAGGCGCGAATATCAAAGCGGCCGCGGCGCGGATCGATGCCCTGCTCGAGGATCAGCCATTGACGGTCGCCGGTTATACCTGGATGACGATGCACCGCGAGGAGCCGATCGGGATCACGGAAGTCGACGCGCTTGATGCGTCGATCCGCTGGTTCCGCCGCGGCGGACGATATCGGATCGAAATGAGTCACACCGCGGCGTAACCGCAAAAAGGAGACGAGACAATGTCGATCATCTCTGGGCGCAATGGGCAAGTTCTCTGGGATCCCGCGGGCACCACGCCGGTTGAGGTGCTGTCACTCAATGCCTGGACGGCCGATTTCAAAACCGAATATGAGGACGTCACCTGTTTTGGCGACGTCAACCGCGTCTACATTCCCGGCATGAAAGACGCCGGCGGGACGCTCGGCGGCTTCTTCAATTCGGCTGAGCTCGCGCTCTTCGAAGCGGCCGAACAGGATACGCCTGGCCTGCTCAAGCTCGTGCCGAGCAGCACGGAGCCGTTGTTTTTCTGGACCGGGCCGGCCTACATGGACGCATCCATCGATGCGAGTTTGTCGGCGCCGAAAGTCTCCGGCACCTGGAAAGCGGCGGGGCCATTCCTGCTCGAGGGCGGCGTCTTGAGCGCCAGTGCGGCGGCCGCGCGGGCGAAGCGGCTCGGGCAGCGGGCACCGGCCGCGGCGTGAGGTGTTCGACTCGCTGACGATTCACGGCGGCGCGGGCTCCGTGCTCTGGGGCTACCGCGTCGCCGTCGAGCTCACGTCGTGGCGGATTGTGCGCACGAAAGCCGAGGGCGGGCACTGGATCCTGAGCGCGACGATCGCGCGGATCGATAAGTTTCAGGCGCGTCAGGCGCCGCTCTTGTTTACGGCGCCGCGGCCGCAGGGTTTCTGGGCCTGGCCGATCGAGGCGATCGAAATCGGGGAGACGAGTCTACGGGCACACCTGGGGCCGCCGGAGCGGTAGCAAAGGGGATCACGATGGGGCGCTGTCGGATTGTCTCGCCGGAATCAGTACGGTTGCCGTTGTCCGACGGCGACTTTCTCACGGTCAAAAAAGAACTCAACGCGGGCGAGTACGTGGACTATCTGACGGATCGCCAGGCGGATCGGGTGTTCGCGGCGCCGCTCGCGTACCTCGTCGGCTGGTCGCTCGTCGGCGTGGGCGGCGAGCCGATTCCTTATTCCATGGGGCAGTCGCGCGACGAACGGCGGGACGTGCTACGGAGCCTCGATCAGGTGACGATGCTCGAGATCGTGAAAGCCATCGACGCGCACGCGTCGTCGACGGATCGCACCGTCGAGGAAAAAAAAACGATCCCGGAGCCCGCGCTCGCATGAGGACGGATCTCGCGCTCTGCAAAGTCATGGGGATGAGTTACGACGATATTCGCGCGCTGCCGCGGGCGGTCTATGAGGTGCTCGTCGAGGATCTGAACGCGCATCGCGCGCGCACGGAGGCGATCGCGTAATGCCAGCCCTGAATGGCGTCATGGCGGCGGACTTCTCGGACTTCATGTTCGAAGTGGACAAGTCGGTCGTCAAGCTGAAGGAGCTCGAGGGCGCGTCGGCGCATACGTCGGGGTCGATCGATGCGTTCGGCGAGGGGATGAGCCAGGCGGATCGCATTCTGGGCCTCTTCGGGATCCGCATTGGGCCGCAGATTCAGGCCGTGCGCGAGCTCGGCGCGGCGGCGGGGAAAACCGCCAGCGATATCGGCCTGATCGGCACTGCCGGCTTGACCGTGGGCGCCGCGCTCGCCGGGTGGAGCGTGGGCCGCATGGTGTCGGACTTCTTCGATCTCGACGAGGCGATCGGGAATGCGACGGCCTCGCTACTCGGGTTCGGCGACGTGGCGGCTGAACGGGCCGGGGCGAAGCTGGACGTCTTGAATCGCGCGGCGCAAATCGCCGGGCGCACCGTCCTCGACTTTGACGAGGCGATGAAAA